ATAGAATCAGCAAGGTTGTATGCAATGATATTTGCAATTGCTGGGTCTACGTCTGCTAGTGAGAATAACTCAAGAGCGCGGGTTACTAGGACAGCATTACCGTACTCGTTAAGAGTAATGGTTACTGATGTTGGGGTTGTTAGAGCAACTGCATCTGGGTCAGTTGTCTCTGTTAGTGTTGAAGTTTTTGCATCCAAGTCAACATAGCGCTGTAGCACTACAGTTGAACCTGGGATTGCTTGACGGGCAGGACGCTTATCTGCGACAGAACGAAGTAGTGGTTCTGAACGGAGAGCGAACTCGAGAAGACGGTCATACGCCTTCTGTACGAGACCTGCGCCACCAACTGTTCCACCGAGAGATGTGCTCGCGGTTGATGTGTATTGTGACATTAGTTTTTAGTCTCCTTGACTATGAACGGATTATTGTTGTGACTGAAGTATAGATAGTAGCTCTTCCGCTGAACTAGCTTGTTTCATGCGTTGCTCTACATCTATCCCTCTGTCAGGTGTCAAAGCACCTTGTGTCAGGACATCTTGCTGGCGAAGCCGTGCAAGGTCCTGCTGACTTACTGGTGCTTCTTGTTCCGCTACCTTGATTCCAAACAAGTCTGCGTTATCATCAAGCCAGTTAGAAACTGACTCCTCGTTAACATCATCCAAGTCTTTCAATACAAGGCGTGCGGCTTTCTCATTGACACCCTTTTTTGCTAGGACTTCTTTGACAACTCGCTCACGCTGCACCTTGGATAAACCCTCAAGTTGCTCAGTGAGTTCCTTGATTCTCTTTTCGTCTGCACGCTTGGCTTTGCGTAACTTTTTTAATAAGTCACTGCCGTCGCCTGCATACTCTTGAGTATCTAGGTCATCGTCTTCTTCGTCCCAGTAGTTGTTGCTCATAGCAACCACCCTTCTATTCGTTGTTAGTCGCAAGCCTCAAGTCTATTCGGGGAAATAGGTTGGCTCTTGCTATCGGTCTGATACGCTGGCGGGGCCGATGGGTCCGCTCAGGATTCTAGTATTGTCCGCCTGTTGCTGTGCCTAAGGAGCCTCTTCCGACTCCAGATTGGCCACTAAACTCTGCAACCTCACGGCTTACGAGGCGTTGGCGTTTACGTTGGGCTGATGCAAGCTGGTTGAACACTTCTTGTTCTCCCTCTGCAAGCCCATATCTATCAAGCGTGGTGCCATAAATATCAGAAAGCTTTTCAGCTGTAGGCAAGATATCAGCAATTGTTGCATAACCACGTTGCGCTTCTGCTTGAGTAATACCCTGTGCTGCAAGTTGTTCAGCGACAGGTACTCCAATATTAATGCCTTGTCGACCAGCAGCAACTCCAATTTCAGAAGCAGCTACCTGACGTTCAATCTTCTGGAACTGTTGATTTGGGTCAAGAACATAGGCAACCAAATCATTCTGTCCAATACCATAGTAATTCTTAAGCATGCTGGATACAGCAGGGTCAGCGTTTCTTACACGCTGCACAGCAGTTACTACTCTGTTAGACAACTCCGCAGGAGATACATCGTTTGATATAAATTGGCTTACGTATGCATCATTATCAAATTGATTTAATCCATAAGCTCTAAGAATCTGACGGTAGCTATCCTCTAAGTTTAGATACTCGGAAGGAGTAAGGACTGAGATACCCTTCTTGATACGCTGTTGGTTAGCCTTAAAGCGCTCTTGATATAGTGGTTCATCTTGAAGGCGAAGCATAATGGTGGCCTCAGATGCGCCCTCAATAGCTAGTTTCTTAATAAGCGGAGCTAGTGAACTTAAGTTATAGCGGTTTAATCTATCAAGAACAATAGACATTACATCTTGTTGAGTAGATGTTAAAGTATTGGTTGCGGTTACAGTAGTGGTTGTAACCTTTTTAACGCCATTTTCGTATACTGTCCCAGCGAATGTACCAGTAAACGGTTTACCGTTGAATAGTAAAACGCCATCTACTTCTTGGTATCCTGTATTGGTGTTTCCACCGTTACTGCCATCGGTAACAACTTTTACTTTACCATTTTCGTACGTCTGGCCACCATAAGTTCCATTAAATGGTTGTCCGTTGAAAAGCAAAATACCGTTAACGACTTTATATCCAGTAGTATCAGTTGAATCTGTTTTGACTTTTCCATTTTCGTAAGTCTGTCCATTATAAGTACCACTAAATGGTTGACCATTAAATAGCAAGACACCATTAACCATTTTATACCCAGTAGTATCAGTTGAATCTGTTACAATAGGAGTACTGCTCGGAAAAATAGGATAAGAAACTAAACTCCAATATCCGCCGCGGCCGCCTGGTTCTGGACGCCACACATAATCAAATTTTTCGGTTGCGGTTGAAGGGGGAACAGCAGGCTTATTACCTTTTCCAGCTTCTTCCTGAGCAGCGGCATATTCAGCTTGACGAATTGCAGATAACTGTTCAGCCCTAGATACACCGCTAACATTAATACCAGCAGCCTCTGCTTTTTCAGCAGTTGCTAAAGCTCGCTTTGCAGCGCTTAGGTTCTTACTGGCTGCAACAGCTGCAGATACGCCTTTGCCTTTGGCATCCTTTACGGCTTGTTCTGCCTCAGCTAAGGCGGCTCTTGCTTCTTCTACTGTCATTACATTAGCCCCATATCTTGTAGCATTTTAACAGTAAGTCCATCTATATATGATGTACCTTCTGGAGTCTTTGCAAATTCATTGAAGTTGTTTCTACGGGTTTCGGTTCTAACATCTAATATCGAAGGCACTACTTGAAGTCCAGTCTTTGGGTCTTTATAACTTAAGAATGGAGCTACTCTTGGGTCGTCAAATCCTAGCGAGTTAGGGTCTAAGCCAAGTTGCTGGCCTACTAGAGACTTAATCCATCCAGCTTGAACATTTAAAGATTTATTTTCGGCAAAGCCTTTGGCGAATGCAGGGTAAGCATTGATTGCTTTTTCCTTAATATCATCCTGAATGCTTTGAGGGTTTGAAACCCCAAGGAACATGTTTTGTCTCTGTTCATCCCAATACTTTTGATTAAACAAAGAACCTACACCATAGGAGTTCGCAAAGTCCTGCAGGTCTTCAATCGTGGCACCAGTAGTTCCTGTAATTTTACCAAACTTACCAGTAGCAATAATGAGTTTATCTAGAACATCATCATCAAGTGCTAAATCGTATGCGCTTTCTACCTGTTTTTCTACATCAGCAGTGTATGCTATACCAGCAGCAATAAGACGTTTTTTCTGTTCGGTCTTATATCTTTCTCTATCTTGCTCCCATACACCGCGTTGTTCAGCTTGGGTAATCCTACGGGTACGAGCTAAAGAATTAAAGTTTTGATAGAATTTACTGTTCTTTATTAAGCCGATAATGACAGCCATATTACGAGTAGGTTTCATGTACTCTTCGTATGCTTTTTTAAGGTTATCGTCTATGTCCTTTAGGGCAATAACCATTGAGAGGAGTGCCGCGGTTTCGGCATCTAAGTTAGCATTAACTTCTTCTGCCACTATTGACCCCCTCCTAAAACCTTCTTGACTTCAGATGCAAAGTCAATGCCTTGAGCTAAATTGTATTGGTCTGGGAACATCTCTCTTAGTCTGTCTGCCAAGGCTAACCCTTCTGCCTGTTGGTCAAATGCACGTTTTGTTTCTACTACATTCTCCATTTTACCAGTCTTAGGATTACGAACCTTCTTAGTAGGCATAGTAACTATACCCTTTTCGGCTTTCTTCATCCAGTCATCGACAATTTTATTTTCTACTTCTGGAGCCAGGCGGTCCATTTTAAGCTCGCCCTCTACAATAGTACGAGCAAAGTTAACGAGCGAGCCTCTATCTATTGGAGATATTTGTCTAAGCGGAATGTCAGCTTTCTCGCCCCCAGTATCACCTGGCAATGCTCTCATTTTCAACTTAGTTATTAAGTCATCTACATTTTTAACAGGAAATAGATTGCCAAACATTTGGATTAATAGCCTATCTATTTCTTCTTTGTTTCTAGTGACTCCTTTATATCCAAGGATTTTTAATGTGTCACGCACGCGAAGATAGTCGTTGTCTGACATTGATGCTATTATATCTGGATACTGTAAGAAGGGGCCGCCTTTTGCTGTTGGGCTTGTTGGATAAGTTATATTAAAGGGCCCTTGTGCTCCTTGACCAGTAGCGATAATTCTTGCTACCATTCTATCGTTGTAAGTTGTTCCGCCAGGAGGGGTTGTTGGCTTTGGCGTTGGAGCAGGAGTTGGTTTTGTTTTGTCTATCAAAGGTGTTAGAGTAGGGGAACCAGGACCAACACGAGGACCCACAACTGGAGTAGCTGAGCTTTCAGCCATCGATGCTGGCGGTAAACCACCCTGTTTCTTTACTGACTCCGAAGCCATATCCCCAGCTAGCGTCATTAAAGCATAGTCTGTTCTACCAGGATATTGAGCTCTAAGTTTCTTTAAATGAAAGTCGACCCATTGTTTATAGGTTTTTTTTGCCACTCTTAACCTCCAGGAACATAGTCGAATTTATCATTTCCAAAATATCTTTCATAGAATTTCACAAAGTCAGGGCTTTGATTTTTAAGGGTATCAACATACTCATTGACTTTTTCACGTACATGGATAGCATTATTTCCATCTATTGTAGTGCCTATCATTTTAAGTTCTTGATTGACATCATATCTAAAGTTTAAATAATTTATCACCGCATACCAGCGAGGATTCTGAGATAAGTCTTTCCACATTTTATCATCATTCAAAACATAAGTTAATGCATCTACGGTTTTATTTAAGCGAGTATTGCCATAGCCACCACGGCCCATGTACTCTTCATACCATAATGGATTAGCTTTGCTTTGATTTTGTAAATACTCATCTTTGTAAAAATCTACAATTAGGGCACCAGAGCCACGGTTAGGATTATAGTATGGTGGCTCAGAAGCAACTTCTTGCTTTATTGTTTCTATATATCTAGTCCACTCATCCCAACCTCTACCTATTATAGAGTTACGAGAAGCTTCTAGAGGAGAACCATATTCTTTAAATGCTCTATTTAAAAATGGTATCTTAGAAGCCTGAAGGTAAGCTTGAGCTTTAGACGAAAATGCATAATCATCATCATTGAATATGGCGCCAAGAACTGATATGTGTTCTTCGCCTAGCATGCCAACCAAGTTCTTTAAAGCCTCAGGGTTACCCTTGACTAGACTAAGAGCTGTATCATCAGAGCGAATTCCAGATAAAGAATTACTTAAGCTATCAGCCAAGAAAAATAAATCTGGATTTCTGTAGATAAAGTCTTCTTCACCATTTACTGGGTCAGCTTCACGAGCCCTCATTAATTCATCAACAAATGGCTGCAACGCAGTTACATAACGTGGCTGAGCAGGGAGGGTTAAAGCTCCAGCTACTCTAAGGAAAGACATCAAGAAAGATTTGTTTTCTGACTCTTGAACTATGTTTTTAAGTTCTAATGCAGAAGGTTTTTTATGGTTGTTATCCTCAAGGTAATCAGCTATGCCTTGGCGTGTGAACATGTTTACATCTTTGTTCCACTGAGAAGGCCCGCCTCCGCCGCCTAGGATAGCACCATACATTAATTGAGATACACGACGTATGCTATTAGGTAGAAGTGCCTGAGTAGAATTAGCCTGCACTCCAAAGGGAAGAATCCAGCTTTCTAACTTTTTCTGTAATGCGCTATCTCCACCTGCACGCATGGTATACTCATTAAAGGAAGCAGATAATAGTGGACCAGCACCAATCAAGGTTCCGCCAGTTGGGTTAAATGGATTTAACCAAGAAGCAGGAAAGCGTCCCGTTAAACCTAAGATAGGTAACTCTGCCTCTATAAATTCTTCGCCTGAGATTGGGTCTACTTGTGCCTCAAACTGCCTTTCAGGCATTTCTTTAATAGCATAAGCCTTAAGTAAAAAGTCAGGGTGGTCTAGAGTAATGCGTCCATAGGCACGGAATTGCTCAACAATAGCAGGGAAGAATGCAATTATATAGTTAATTGCGCCAGAGTAATTCATGTCTCTATGGAAAGAGTTTAACTTAGAACGATACTCTCCCAAAGCATAGCTACGGGAAATACGCTCAAAGTCTTGCTTATCTTTTAAAGTAAGTTTCTTTCCTTGTATGTTTGCTAAATGTATAAGCTTTTGCAGTTTGTGCTGATACTTAAAAGCAAAGTAAGGAGCATACATTAATTTTGTTGTAGGAACTGTAGCCATCCAAGCTACGGTATCTCGTACACCATTTTTCATTTTTTGATAAGCACTGCTTGTGCCAAGCATATCTTCGACTAAATCTGTAAGTACGACTGGACGCTGATTGATATCAGGATACAGCCTACGCAACTCATCTACGCTAACCTTACCATCAAGGATTAATTTCTGAAGCTGTGTGTTTGGCGCGAACTGTTTAATTACTTCGGCTACTCGGGTGTAGATTTGCCCAGCATAGGCAGGCTCAAAGCCTACTCGAGCTAGGTAGTCCTGACCTTCCATTTCTTTACGAAGAAAACTTACTACATCTTTTTTACTAGCTCCGCTCATAATCATACGGGCAACAGCATCATTAGCAAGCTGGTCTTTTAATATCTTTTCCCAAGAGATTAAATGTAACTGTTCATTATCTGTTGCCGCTATACTGCGGCTACCCGTTCTACTACGACGCAGAGAACCAGTCTCTATTTCCCTGACGCTAGACAAGGCACGGCGTAAATCATCTTGCATGCGAAGCTGTTGCATGCTAATATCACCGAATCTACCACCAGCAGCAGCGGGGAATTCATATCCCTGGACTATAATGCTATCCTTGGAAACCCTCTTTACTGGTTTAACTTTTGCCATAATAGCATTTTCTTGCCCACGAAGGGCGGCTACTGTGCGTTGTAAGTCAGTTAGATGCTTTACATGTATCTGAAACTCTTGTGGAATTTTAGTTAAAGGAAGCGTTGGGTCTATGTTTGCTTCTTTTAATCCTTTTTCTATAGTCTGTATCATAACATCTCGTTGATATATATCTTTGCGGATGTTTGCTAAATTCTTCTCTACGCTCGGTAAACCTAATGCGCTCCTTACTTTATTGCCAGTATTGGAAGCATTAACTATTGAGTTAAGAGTATCAGTAGTTAGAATCTTTAAAGCAGGTAGTAATGCTACATCTCCTGCCATACGAATAGCTGAGTCACGAATAATATTGGTTGGATAACCAGCGCGAAGCAAGGTAAAGCCACGCCATAAAGTCTGGAACTCATCTAAAACAGCCTGGGCTGCAACACCAGTTCTTATCGGTATAGCTGCTTCTGCGCCATATTTTTTACTGTATAGTTTGAAAGCCTTATCCCATAACTGTGGGTCAGGTAAGTAAGAACCGTTTGCTAATTGGCTTATAAGTTGAGGGTCATTAATCGTATCCCCGTTTTTAGCAATCATATAAGCACGGCCTTCAAGGCTAGCTTGACGGGCCTCGTTTAATACACCTCTATGAAGTTCATCATACTTAGTTAGAATTTGCTCTATTAGCATAGGTGATAATTCATACTTTTTACCTAAGCCAAAAGCTAAATCTGTAGTATATTTTTGCACTAAATTAAACTTTGTTACTTCATCTGAAGCGCTAATAAAATCTTCGAAAAGCTTTAATCCGTCATCTGAGCTTAAAGCATTTACTCTAACACTAGCGCGGATATTAGCACGGAATCTATCGGTGCCTAGAAGTCTATCATTGAAGTTAATAGTACCACGAGGAGCATCATCTGTTGCTCTATCAAACCAACGAATTAATACAGAGTAAGGACTTCTTTGATATACTCCTTGGATTACTCCACCAAAGGGAGTTTCTCTTCCTAAATCGTCAGCTATCCTAGTACTACTAAGCACTCCAGCTTTAGATAGCTCTAGTTTACGAGCTGCTCTTTCTTTGGCAACATCGTTGCGTACTCTTTCAACCCATGACCATTTAGAAGCTGTCCGCTCTGTTAGGCCACCTTTAATTAGTTTAGCATCTTGTAGCCATTGCACTTCTTTAACTAAAGAATCTAGTTCTTGCTTTAAATAATCCAGCCCTTTAGGTGCTAGTTTATTAGCTGTAATAAGTTGCCCTTTATAAGCAACATAAGCAATGCCACCCTCATCAGCTATTTTAATTGAATCGCTAACACGGTTATACTCAGCTAATTTAGAAGCGCTCTTAAGGCTAAGTTCTTCTATTGCATCTACATCGTAGCGGCCAATACGAAGAATCAAAGATATTGTTTGGTCGTCTGCGCCAGCTACTAAGTGTGATGCAATGGAGGGTATGTCGCCACGCATTTCAACTCGTTGAGCTACAACTGCTGGTGAGTTCTCACGGTAAAATTGAAAGACTGGTGTATATTTAGTAGTTTCTCCAGCTGCTGTACGCTTTAGCAAGTCAATATCTTCAGCAAATCTTACCGCTGAAGCCTCTGCTTCTTTCATTGTTAGCCTTGAGCTAACTATTCCTGTACCAACTTCGTCAATCGGAGCTACTAAAGCTCTACGGGTTACGGCTCCTGCGCCTTTTACAATGTTAATGTCAGGAGCTGCTGCTACTTCAAAACCAAAGTTTAATAAACCAGAAGTAACTGCGCCTATTCCCTTGCTGGTATCGCCTAAAGTTTTCCATCCAGAAACTTTTGAAGTAAATCTTACTACATCTCTACCAAAATTGTAGCTTTCTTGTCCGACATCTGACTCGGCTAGCTTAGCTGAACGATATAATTGGTTAGCTGTTCGCTCTACAAATTCTGTTTCTGCAGTTTTGCGCTGTAAGGTAGCATATAATCCAGCACCAAGGCTAGCACCCGCTGCAGCTCCTACTGGTCCACCAAGACCAAAGCCTACAGCGCCACCCATAACCGCACCGCTTACGGTAAATAAGCTTGATAGTAATCCCAATGCTGCATTTTTATCAGCAACATCTCTAGTAAAAGCATAATTAGAACGAAGGTTTTTGTAACCTGCTGACATTAACTTAGAGAAACCACCATTAGTTGCTTCGTCTACTTTGCCAAAGGCAGCAGTAAGTGGTGTTGCTAAGAATGTTAGAACATCAATACCTTTAATGCGTAAATCTTCAACGCTATCATTCCAGTCACCTGGATTTGCTGGCGCGTTAGCTGCAGTATTTTTGTTCAACATAAACGGAATGCGATTGTTTATGGCATTCGGCATATACTGTGGGTATGTGTCACGATTGACACTGCCCATCTTATCCCACTGTGTTAAACTCATACAGGTCTGTTTGGCCCTCTAGATATAAGTGTTCCTAAATATCTAACGTATTCTTTGGTTGCATTGGGAGTATCTGGTTGATTAGCCCAGTATCTCATTACTGGATAAAGAGCTATAACTGAATCTAAGTCTGGGTCTCCAACGGGCTCAGCAGGTAAATTTAAATCCGAAGGCTCTAAACCTCCTGGTATACTACTGCCTGAAAAAATTGTTTCGTCTGGATTCTGGGTTTCAGCAGTAAGCGGAACTGGAGCAGGGCCACTAGCCATTAACATACTAGCGCCACTAGGTACTGGCTTAGCTTTAATTGGTGCAGCTTTTGCCTGGGCATTTGTTTGGCCTGTTGTTCTATAGCCAAGGCCGCGGTATTCAAGTTCTGGTTTACGAGGATTCTGTCCTCTACCACCTGAGACATCAATATTGTTTCGATTATATTGAGGACCACCATTAGCGCCACCACGATTCTCAACGGCCATTTGTATCCTCCTCAGGACTATAAGAATATTCTTCTGCTGATAACAGCATACCCTTGGCTAACCAAGGATTCATGTTTTCACTTACATCTGTCATAAGATAGCGTGTGCCTTCATAGTCACTCCACTCACTTACTAATACCCAGCCAGTACATATCTGGCTTTCTGAATCTTCTAACTCTTCGGCAAGTACTCTCATAGCCTTATCAACGGCTTGGGTAAACTTACTCATTTGAGTTGCTCTTCTACTTGGTATGGTGGTGCTGTGTATACACTAATTCGTGCAGCCACTTCCATTGCAGTGATGACATCGCTACCCGCGTAAAGTGCTCCAAGAGCGTAAGAGCCACCGCTTCCGATTGCGTAGAATCCTTCTTCACTTTTCATTACCGCCAAATCTTGGTCAACATCAAATAGCTCACCACCTACTGCGATGAGAAATTGAAATCTTAATCCATCTTTATTCTTATCATGATTCTCATCAAAGTTATAACCATTATCTGTAAGACACTTACGAAGAGAAGGCATAGCCTTGACTATCATGTAGCGATAAACATCTTTCTTGTCTTTCGCTGAGAATACTGGTGGAATCCAAATGTTCTGGGCAATGTCGCAGGGTGATACTTCTCCTGCTCCTGCTATTAGTAACGCACCGCGTGATGATATCTTACGCATAAATGGATGTGAGTAAGATTTACCACTATCGTCTGTAATACGACTGTCAGCAACAATGACAGACTTGTCTTTATATTCAACTCCAATAATCGTTGTCATTGTCCCCTCCTAGATTATCTTCGGCGAATAGTTCTTACGCTTGCGTTAGCTTCTCCACCTGATGTTAGGCTTGAGAGAAGACTCATAATATCTGGAGCTCCACCTGCTTCTGGCTCTATAGGAAGAGCGCCTCCTACTGGAGCGCCAGCGGGAGCAGGGGACGGTTGCTCAACCATCGGGGCACCAGCAGGAGGAACCTGTTCGACAGGGGCGAAGATTTCTTCAATCGCATCCTCTATCGCTTGTCCTTTTTGGCGAGCTCTAATAACCTGTGCAATCTTAGATACTATCTGACTTGCATCGCCGCCACCTGCGGCAATCTGTGGAATTGCTTGAGTATAGGCTTGCAGTGAACCAAGAAGAGCTGCACGCATATCTTCAATTTCAATCTTCTCAACTTCTTGACTTACGTTAACTGTAAATGGTAGTTCACGCATTGCCATATCCTTGGAGATTAATTTACCACCAAGTGCTTGTAGCATGAATATCAAACCTTGAGCTGGGTTCAAACCAGCAAGCATACCATAACGTACATCTGCTGAGTAGTCACCCTTAATATCCTTCTTAGGATTATAAGTAATCTCATAAGGAGCACCAGCATCTACACCACGAATTGTCTTCTCTTCTGGGAAAAGAGTTTCATCTACCTGGAAGCAAAGCTGAATGACGTCACGGAGGGCGCTGGCGAAGATTGCCTGTGCAGATTTGACCTGGGTATCGAAGGCACCCATGAGAGCCTGTACGCCCTGACCCGTGACAATCGATGCATTAATGTTACCTGTGCGTCCCTCAGGATAACGAGCGCCTACACGCAATTCCTGATTAAGCAGAGTCTGCTCTGTGAATGCGCCTTGTGGCAGAGTAAGTTCTACACGACGTACACCTGCTGGGTTGGATGTGCGGATAACCGCATCACCACCAAGCTGTAGCTCTTGTACATCTTGTGGAAGTACAATAGGAGCCTGTACGGATTTCTCTGCTGCCTCCATAGCAAGGAGTGCAAAGCGGTTGCGTAGCAACTGAATACCTAATATGTCATCAAACTGTCCACGCATCTCACCATCGATAGATGGTTTGCGGGCTACTACAATCATCATCTTGCCAAGAGGATTCTTAGCTTGAGATAATAGAAGATTATTTTTATCTGGTAGATAGATTACCGATTGGTCTTTATCATAGTAACGAACCATTTCGATAAGAGAGTTTAAGTCTTGCTTGTATCCAAGTCCACCAAGAATAGTGCGCTCATACTCTGGGAACTGAGCAACAAGCTCACCAAGGGTTAATGAGTAACGCTTAGCAAATGCTATACATCTTCCGTATCTATCAAATTCTGGATAGGAGCCGATTGGATTTTCTAGACGAATACGAGGAAGCTTAGCTTCTTCATCTAGCTCGATAACAAATGGCAGGAAGCCGTAGGTTATATACCAGTCCGCTCCCGAGTACATCTGTACAGACATGTCCGAATGAGCAAAGTAATTGCTTGCAATGCGAGTACGCTTGTCAGCAAAGCTGCGAGCCCTGTCAGAAGTCTGATTCGCCGCGGAACAGTTGATTGCAGGCAGAGGCGCCATAACTTCAGATAAGTCTCGCGCAACAATA